CACCGGTAGGAATAACATAAGTTTGATGATCGTGACGATCTCTGCGTTCATCATAATGCCGCACATTAAGAATCTTGCCACCTACTGCTGTGCTTAACTCAAAAGTAATTCGACCTTCACCTTCAGGTCGGCCACGTTCTACTGCTATCGTTCCCATACCTATTGCCATTTGTTTAGCTCCAATTATTTCATCTCTATCTTTGTTTTCCCACGCTTGCTTGCATTTTTTAGCAACCCATTTGTCAAACCAGTTCATTCTTTTGCCTTTCGAGTACGTTTAGGTTTTGTTTCCGATGCAGGAATCGTACTTTCTGCTTTTAGTATAGCAGCTCTAACTTCACTTAGCAAGGCTTCGTCATCCCAAAGTAGTTCTGTTTTTCCGTCAGGATGTGTAATAACTGTTAGATGTGAACCAACTACTACAGTAGGTTCATCTTTTTCTTTTAATTCTGCAATCTGTTTTTTACGTGCCATAGCATTATTCTCCAAAATAAGAGTTCATTATTTCTAACTTGTCCTGATACTCTGCCATGAGTGCTACTTCTTTTTCGATAGCACTCATTAGGTCTGTGTGATCATGAATGGCTGTAGGATTACTAAGCATAATATCTACATTCATTTTATGTTTCAGAATGTGTGCTTCAAAGTGTTGTTTTAATACGCTAATAATTTCTTGTCTCATTTTATTCGTCCTCAGGTTTAGGGTTATCTACGCTCCAGGGCCAGCTTGTCTTTGGATCTGAGCGAGACTGTAGTTTAACATTTTCTTCAATAACTGTGCCATCGTCTTCGCATAGGCTAACCTGATACGGAGCATCAATAACTAAATATTCATCTTCTAATTGCCAATAGTGTTCAGCATCGAATAACCAAGCGGCACCACTACGTTCCCATTCTTCGTTACCATCGCCTTCTAAGTAGCAACGTTTAATTTCTTCTTGTTCTTCTTCGCTGATATCATCACTAAAATCAAACCAACAAGCATGTTGGTCATCTAGTTCAGCGCCCCAGCCGCAGTCTGTTTTAGCATGGGCCTGTTCGTCACCTTCGTAGGGTAAATTGCAGTCAAGGTCTTCTTCAACAAAACCTTGTCCCCAACGATAGTGATCATCAATATTGAACCAACTGATACTACCGTCCGCATTTTCGCGGAACATTTCAATGTGCCAGCAAATGCTTTTCTTATGTAACGGTTTAATTAAGTATACTTTACTCATTAGTCTTCCTCAAAATCACTTACATTGCCATCTTCGTCTGCAATGATAATACGAGTATTAGTTTCGTCGTCTTCGTTAGTAACTTCAATTGGACCCCAGATATAAACTTCAGTATCTTCCAAGTACCAATCGCCTTCATCTTCTAACGCATAGGCACCGTTTTCGTCAATGAACTCTTGTAACTCTTCAACTTCGTTGTCATCTTCAATGCCTTCAATTTCTGTATCACCCCAGCAACCTCCATCAAACATATCGATCATTTCTGAACTGATAATGTTGTTAGCTTCGCATGAATACATATCTAAGCTGTCAGTTTTACCATCACCGCCAGGTACTTGAACAAACTCAAACTCTGGAAAATTATCGTCGTCAGTTTCTACCCTGAATGTACAAAAACGATATCCATCTTTAACTGTGATTCGTCCTGTGCCGTTGCGTTGAACATAGTGTTCATGCTGTTCGCATGATTTTTTATAGTGTGTTTTAACAATCCAAAATGCCATAATATTACCTCGGTGCAAACTCTTGTTGCAGTTTAATGTTATCAAAGAATTCTTTCTTTGTATGAGGATCATCTTTGAACGTACCTTTGAGCACTGTAGTCTGTGTAAGACTAGAGTGTGCCATAATGCCACGATTCTCACAGCAGCCATGCACTGCTTGAACGTAGACTGCTACGTTCTCTGACTCTGTTGCTTTTGAGATTTCCCTAGCAATGTCATTACAAAGTTCCTCCTGGAGAGTACCTCTACGGGCACACCACTGAGCGATCCTCGTATACTTGCTAAGTCCGATGAGTTTCTGAGCCGCAATAATACCAATATAAGCAACGCCACTAACGGGTTGATGATGATGGCTACACATACTGCGAAGCTCGCTACGAACAACAAGCATACCTTCGTAACGGTCCGCTGAATCATTTGGAAACGCTGTTGCATCCGGTGCTGGTTCATATCTTCCTGCCATTATTTCGTTGAAGTACATTTTTGCAAGACGTCTCGCTGTACCATGCGAGTTGGGATCAGTCTCACGATCAATAAGCAAAGAATCTAGCACTTGCTCAAATGCTTCTGTTGCTTCGTCGATTAATTCTGGCAATACATTATCGTCAACATAGTCGCTAATATTGTCTCCTGCCCAGAAACGTTTGTTGTCGCTACGCATTCTATTACGAATTACTTGCGACAGGTTTTTACTTGTATCCATTATAATTTCTCCGAGTTATTGTCGTGGATGACTGTTGTACATTGTACTATATTATTTAGGTTTTTGCAACCTAAGTAGCGTATTTTTCTTAACTGCTTCTTTCAAAACATTTAAGTGAATGTCTATTGTGTTTGCGTAATACAATAAGGCACTAGTATCTTTTGGAAAACACATGCCTCCAAATCCATATTGGCCATCCGGCCCTGGTACTTGTGTATGACTGATGCCAATTCTATTGTCCATAGAAATCATTCGACGTACCTTATTCCAATTATATCCGTTATGCTCTGCAATAGCTGCCAACTCATTCATAAACACTACTTTAGTAGATAAGAAACTATTAATAGCATATTTTACCAAACTGGCTTCTCCGATAGAACAGTGAACAATATCAGCTTGAGCTTTAGTATATCGAATGATACGTTCAGCTTCATGCTGATATGCTAATACATTACCGCCTATAATAGCCCAGTTTTCTTTTGCATAATCTGCACTGGCATTGGCAGCAGTTAAAAACTCCGGAATGTGTACTAAGTTAGGATACTGATTACCTAATCGTTCATATACGTCGGGTGTTGCAGTTACTTTACTGATAATAACCCCTTTGTAGTCTTTAAGATTAGCTAATACACTTTCTAGGATATCTGTGTTACAAGATCCATCAAGACTTTGCGGACTAGGAACGCAGACAAAGATGCCCTCAGCATCCATTATTTCTTTGTAAGTTCCGATATATCCTTTTGACGGATCATTGTCGATACATATTCTTTCAAATCCAGCGTAGTGTTCTCGAATAGCTTCGCCTACAAATCCTAAGCCTATAAATCCAAGTTTAGGCATATCAATATCTAATGTCATCATACAGTTATAATATCTTTCTTATGTTGCATTCTCTGTTTTCTGCATTCCTCTTTTACTTTAGGAGGAATATCAGGATGCCACTCAGCCATTCCACAATCGTAGATTCTACCCTCAGGAAAAGGAATAAGAAAAAGCAACAGTACCCAAATTACTGTTGCCGCAAATGCGCCCAGTGCATATTTCATTGCAATGTTCTTTTTCCTTGACCGTTAATATTGTCTAAGCCAGTTATTAATTTTTCAGCAAATTCTGGGTCTTCTTCAGTTAACTCGTCAAGATCAAGAGCTTTAGCGTTTTCAAATAATTCTCCAGATTCTGCCATCCTCTGAATTTCAGACATAAGTTCATTAAGTTCTTCTTGAGTGCCTTCAAAACTATCGAAACAGCCAGGTGCAAAGATAATTTCAGGAGTTTTCTTTTCGTCAGTCATAAGTGCCTTTTACACGTTCAAACGTTTTATATTTTTCCAAAGCATTGATATAATCATCAAACTTTTTCTTTAAGCTAGGATACTTAGCTTCTAGTGTAACATCTCTTTCTGGAATTGCCAAGACTTTTTCAATTGTTTTTAGCCGTTCTTCTAAGTCTTGTCCGTTAAGCACCATTTTACCTTTAACTTCTAGCGTAGCAGGGTCCCCGCTTACCTTCATTATTCCGTCGCCTATGGTATAGTTAGGTGACGTAGCCCAAGTAGTGCCGTTTGATCCGCTCGTTAAAAATTGTCCAGCTGTACCACTGGTAGTATATGTATAATTAGTTGATGGGTTTACGACTTTGTAGGTATTGGTCATTGTGTATCCATTTATTCTTTACGAGAAATCCCCACTCTCGTTTTTGAGGACCTGGCATAAACAGTGTCCAACATTCTACGTTAGGATCTAACTCAATCCTGTGATAACTATTAGCACTACAAATACGAAAATGACCAGGAGCTCTCCACACTGCAATCTCGCCAATTTTTTCGCTTTTGTTGTTAAATTGAGGAAGCCATTCATAATATCCGCCTTTTAGTATTAGAGTAGCGTAAGGCCATGGATGATCATGCACATCATCGGGATCTGATTTAAGGAACTTGTGCAAAAAGATATTAAAGGGGAAGTGCTTTCTATCTTTAAGAAACAGGTAATAACGTTCGAGGTAAGGCTCATTTGATTCTCTATCTAATACAATTCGTTTTCTGCCTAGTCTTTCCATTAACTGAAAAAACTTATTTTTCATCTTTTGGATTATCATAATCATCCTTTACAAGTGTATATACAGTTTGAAAGTTACGCAGTGCAATTTCTAATCCGGGATATTTTTTACACATGTCCTGCACACGTTGCCAATCTGGAAACGAATCAATCCATTCTTCTGCATCACCCCAGTTAAACTGATAATCAGTGTTAAGCGTAATAGTATCGTTTATTGAATAAGATGATCCTACAGCACCACCGCTTGTCAGTGTTATAGTATTCATACTATTCATACTATTCATCGATGATGCTGTAGTATACGATCCTATTCCACTGTATGTAGGAATAGTAATATCTCCTACTACAACATCATCTGATAATATTATAGTAACATCATTAAACAAATCGTTTGATGAGGTTGGTTGCTGAGAAGAATTGCTCATGTAATGATTCCACTTGTTTTTGTATTTGCGGCAATCTAGTATTGTAGTAATCCATATGTGTCATAATAGCACGACAAATGTCAGGACGATATACTGTATATGCATCATAACTTTCAGTCCATTTACTTGGATATTTGAATGTGTCAAATGCCATTTCACTGTAGCTGAGTCTATCAGGCACCATAGGAATAGCATCTACAATAGCACCTTCATACCAGCTAATACCTAATGTTTCTTGCAAGTTAGCACTAAACACCATTTTAGCTTCACCTAACAGTGTATGATACTCATGCTTAGTAAGTTGTTTATCTTGACAAACAACAAACTCGTATTGTGGCAGATGTTTAGCTAAGTCTCTAAAAATTTCAACTTGCTTCTCTGGAGCAATACGGTGCGGAAACAAGATCATGTCTCGTTTCTTCATGCCTTTATAAGGTGCAAGAGTATCTTGCATATATTCCATAGGCCAGCCTGTACGCACAACTTTGTTGCCAAAATATGCTAAGTTCTCGTCACTAAACAAGTTCTTAAAGAACATGTCAATGTGAAAATCTGTAGCAAAGTAGTTATGATCAAACGCATGATAAAAACTCTTCTCAGCGTGTCTAACCCAAGGCTTGTCTCCTACTAGTCGTCCTAAAAAGTCTTGAGGATCATAACTGCCAGCATGCCATAAGCCGTGTGTAACGACTGGAATGCCCAGCAGTTCGCTCATGTACTTGAGATTGATGATGCCAGGATGCCAAGCATCAGTAAATATGAAGTGATCATTGGCGCAAATGCTTCCGTTGCAAAATAAGCGACCGATCTGCTCCACCTGTGCTGACTTATATATGTTGGTACCACCAAAATTAAGGAAAGCGCCAGGAGTAGTGGCAGAAGGAATATCTTCAGGGCCAGAAATAACTTGAACATTGTGTC